TGAGCGACTACCCGGCCAGTGCCGGCTGGTCGTTGGCATACACCCTGATTAACGCGTCCAGCAAGATCACCCTGACCAGTGTTGGCAGCGGGGACTCGTTCACGGTGAACGCAGCCTCGGCCGACACGGCTGCCTGGTCGGCCGGCACCTACGCCTGGCGCGCCCAGGTGAGCAAGGCCGGCGAGGTTTACACCGTGGGCGAAGGCCAGCTCACGGTCCGGCCTGCCTTCAGCGCGGCCACGCTGGACACGCGCAGCCACGCCCGCAAGGCGCTGTCGGCCATCGAGGCCTACCTGGAGAACGCCAGCAACCTGGCGGCCAGCGAGTACCAAATTGCCGGCCGCCAGTTGCGGCGCTTCCCGCTGCCGGAGCTGATGGCCATGCGCGACCGCTACCGAGGCGAGGTGGCGCGCGAAGACGCTGCCGCCAGGCTGGCCGCTGGCCTGCCTGACCAACGACGCATTTTTGTGAGGTTTGGCGCATGAACATTTTTGAGCGCGCATGGAGCGCCGTGCGCAAGGGGCCGGCCAAGGCTGCCCAGGTGCGGCGCTTCCAGGCGGCCCGCATTGATCGCCTGGCTGCCGACTGGATGTCCACCACGCAGAGCATCAACGAAGAACTGCGTGCCGATCTGGACAAGCTCCGCAGCCGCGGCCGCGACCTGGTCAACAACAACGACTATGCGCGCAAGTTCCGCGAGATGTGCCAGGACAACATTGTGGGGCCCGGAGGCATTCGGCTGCAGAGCCGCGTGGAAGACAAGCCGGGCCAGCCAGACAACCTGGCCAGTGATGCCATCGAGTCGGCCTGGGAAGAGTGGCAGGCGGTGGCCGACATCACCGGCCGGCAGCATTTTCGTGACATGTGCCAGACGCTGATCGGCGGGTTGCCGTCCGATGGCGAGTTTCTGGTGGCGGTGATCAAGGGTGCCTCGGCGGGCAATCGGTTCCAGTTTGCCCTGCAGCTGATCGACGTGGACCGCATCGACACCACCTTTACCGGCAGTCACGGCAACAACCGCGTCATCATGGGTGTGGAGGTCAACGAGTTTCGGCGGCCGGTGGCCATGCACATTTTTGCCGCCCACCCAAACGACGGCACCTCGAGCAACCGCCAGCGCGTGCGCTTGCCCATGTCGGACGTCATCCATGCTTTCAAGGTCGAGCGACCGGACCAGTTGCGCGGCATTCCGTGGATGGCGCCAGGCATGCTGAGCCTGCACCACCTGGGAAATTTCAAGCTGGCCGCCTTGCTGGCGGCAGAGCATGGCGCCAATCACTACGGATTTTTCACCACGCCAGACGGACAGGCTCCCATCGGCGGCGTGGACGGTGGGTCCGGCGAAATGGTGGCTGTCAGCCAGCCTGGCACTTTTGACACCCTGCCGGTTGGCGTCAGTTTTCAGGCCTATGACAGCAAATACCCGGAGCAGAACTTCGGACCGTTTGTCAAGACGACGCTCCAGCGAATTGCCAGCGGTTGGGGCGTGGCATACCACTCGCTGGCCAATGACCTCGAGGGGGTGAGCTTCAGCTCGATCCGTTCCGGGACGCTGGAAGAGCGCGACCGCTGGATGTCGGATCAGCAGTGGTTCATCGATGTGCTGCTCGAGCCCGTGTTCCGCGCCTGGCTGGAGTGGGGCCTGATGGCCGGCGCCATCACCATGCCCAATGGCTCGGCGCTGCCCGCTGCAAAGCGGCAGAAGTTCATACGCCACGAATGGCAGCCGCGCCGCTGGGACTGGGTGGACCCGAAGGCGGACACCGAGGCCAACATCCTGAAGGTCAAAGCCGGCCTGATGAGCCCGCAAGATCTGGCCGCCGCCATGGGGTACGACTTCGAGGACACGCTCAAAGCCATTGCCCGGGCGCAGCAGTTGGCCGCGCAGTATGGCGTCCCGTTGACGGCCTATGACGCGCTTCCGGGAGCCGCTGGCGCGCCTAATGCCGAGGGTGGCGTTCGTATGCCAAGTGGTGAGGAATACTCGCTCAAGACGTTTGATGTGGCGTTGCGGGCTCTTTCTGACCTTGTTGCATCAAATTACGCCCGTGAGGCTCCTCCTCCAGTCATTCATGCTCACGTCAACATTGCCGAGCAGCGCCACGAACACCACACCCATGTTCAGCCGCCATCCGTTGAGGTGCGCAATGAAATCACCACGCCTGAGCCGGTGGTGAATTTTGAGGCGCTGCTTCCGCAGGTGCGCGCCGAGGCGCCGCAGGTGAATGTGGTCAACCAGGTGCAGCCCGCGCCAGTGACTGTGGTCGACAACCACCCGAATCGCGCCGTGCAGACCGTCGAGCGGGATGCCGATGACGAAATCATCCGCACCGTGACAATTTACGAGAAAGCCTGATCGCCATGGCCGTCAATTACTCCACCGCCACCAAGACCGCTCGCATGAATGCGGTTGTCAGCCAAATCGGAAGCAGCGGGAAAATCAAATTTTTCACCGGGGCTGATGTGCTGGTATGCACTTTCACGCTGGGGGCAACCGCAGGCACGGTGAGCGGCGCCGTTTTGACTTTCAGCGACGCCAACGGAGCCACCGCTGGCATCCTCAACACCACCGGCAGCAGCGCGGGCGTTGTGGCCAAGGCGACAGTGACTACCTCGGCTGATGTGGATGTCATCACCGGCCTGACGGTGGGCACCAGCAGCGCAGATTTCATCATCGACAACACCAACATCGCCGCTGGTCAGTCCGTGACCATCAGCAGCGCCTCGATCACGCACGCCTGACCATGGCCGGCAAAGCCTCCGCAACCATAGACTTTGGCGCCACACCGGTTGCCGAAGCCTCGTTCACGATCACGGACGCCAACATCACCGCCACAACCGAGGTCGAGGCGTTTGTGGTGGTGGACTCCACCGTCGAAAACGACCAGGAGGCGCATCGCCACGCCGCTGCCAGCTGGCAACTGTCTGCTCTGCCGGCCAGTGGTTCTTTTACGCTCTACGTCACCTGTCTGATCGACCTGTGCTGGGGCTCTTTCAAAGTTCGATACGCATACGCATGAGGTAAGTCATGGGCTGGGCAAACAAACTGATCGGCTGGACAGACAACAAAGGCGCAGAAGTCAACGCAGACGGCGCCCTCTATACCGTCGATTTGGACCCCACGGGAAACAACTACGTGGTCACCGGAAAAACGGGGACGATTGCCGCCGCTGCCGCCGCCGGCGCGTGCGTCTTTGCCATGCGCCTAGACCCCGGTTCGACCAAAAAGGCCTGGATCGACATGATCAAGCTGCGCTGGACAACCATTGCAGCTTTCACCGCCCCGGTGACCGCGACGCGCTCGCTCGTCATTACGCGTGGATCTGGCGCGGCCACCTCCGGTGGTACTTCGATTGCCGCGGCAACCAAAAAGGATTCGCTGTATGGCGCCTCCGAGTTTGACGTAGCACTTGGAGGCGATCTTCGCATTGCCACCACTGGCGCTCTGACGGTGACCGGGATCACCTGGGAGTCGACCAACCTGGCAGAGGCCACGCTGATTCAGGTCGGCGCGGCGGGCGGCTATGTGGAGCTGGTGTACGAGTTCTCCAACCGCAACCACGCCGTTGAGCTTAATCCCGGGGAGCTGCTTGGCGTTCGCGTCGGCCCATCTGCCATGGATGCCGCGGGCACCTGGGTCTTGAACGTTGAAGTCGCCTGGCGCGAGTCCACCACCGAGGCTTGATCCATGTCCCTGCTGCTGGCCCTGGTTGGCGGATCTGCTCCAGCCGGACTGACTGCCAGCCTGACGGCCGCAGAAGGCGGCAGCGATGCGCTTGCATCACATGTGGCGGTCAGCATATCGGCCAATTTCTCGGCGGCTGAAAACTTTGCTGATGGCTTTTCTGGCAGCGTAGCGGTCCAGACATCTTCCTCCCTGGATGTCAGTGAATTTGGCGCAGACGTTGCGGCTGGATCTGTAGCCGCCGCGCTACTGGCGGATGCCGGCCTGCAAGAGTCCGGATCCGACGCCTTGACCGGCCTCGCGAGCGTCAACAATGAGGCCGTGGCCAGCATACTTTCCGCCCTGGAATCTGGCGCTGACACTGCCACTGGCGCTGCTGCTCTGGATGTGCTGGCATACAGTGCGGCCTCCGAGGGAGCCGCGGACACGCTGTCCGCAAATTTAGCCGCGCATGTTTTCATCTCCTTCGATCGGCAGGAGCTGTCTGATGACAGCGCGACCGCCGCTGCTGCAGTGGCCTCTTCCTGCGTCATGGCGGCATCTGAGTCCGGCCTCGATGTGCTGTCTGCCTTTGTGGGCGACGCTGGGTATGAGCCTCCAAAGCCTCCAACCGTTTCTGGCGGAGCGCCATTCCGATTTGTGCCATTTCACCCCGCGCGACCCAGGCGGCCGCGCAAACGACGCCAGGCCGACATGCTGTTCCTGTGACCCGCCGATGGCGGGTTTTTCTGTGCAGCAGGTGACATTTCACCCCTTAGAAATGTCACTTCAATGGCCTTGCAATAGCGGCCATGAAAACGCAAACCCCGACCCAAGGGATCGAGCGCCACCTCAAGGAGTTCAAGGCCGAGCGCGCGCTCCTGGTGGACCGTGCTGCCGTGGATGTGGCTGCCCGCACCGCGACGCTGGCCTTTGCCAGCGAAACCCCGTACGAGCGCTACTGGGGCGTTGAAATTCTGGATTGCACCGCCACCAGCATGCGCCAAGGTCGCCTGCGCAGCGGCGCCAATCTGCTGTGCGACCACGACTGGACCGATGTCGTGGGCGTTGTCGAATCTGTCGAGATCGGTGCGGACCGGGTGGCCCGCGCCGTGGTGCGCTTCGGAAAAAGCGCTCGTGCAGAGGAAGTGTGGCAGGACGTGGTCGACGGCATCCGCCGCAACGTCTCCGTCGGCTACATGGTTCACAAGGCGCAACTGGTCGAGACCGTCGATGGGCTGGAAACCTATCGCGTCACCGACTGGGAGCCCTTCGAAGTGTCGCTGGTCAGCGTTCCTGCTGACGCCAGCGTCGGTGTGGGGCGCAGCCTGGAGGCCGAGCGCAGCGGGGACGCTGCTGACGTTGATCCAGAAAACCCCGATGCCGAACCGGCTGCACCAGCCGAGGCCGTCCAACCAAAAACTGAGGAAGTCAAGATGACTGAAAAAATCGAAGTCGTCGAGCGTAACCACGCCGCCGAAATCTCCAAAATCGCCGCGAGCATTCCTGGCGGCGCCGAAATGGCCCTGTCCGCCATTCAGCGCGGCCTGACTGTGGAGCAGTTCCAGGGTGAAGTCCTGGTCAAGATGTCCACGCAGCCCGTGCCGACCAACGACATTGGCATGTCCGACAAGGAAGCCCGCCAGTTCAGCGTGGTGCGCGCACTGAACGCCCTGGCCAACCCGGCCAACAGCAAGGCCCAAGCAGAAGCCCGCTTCGAACGCGAAGCCTCCGACGCCTATGCCGCCAAGCTCGGCCGCAGCGCTCAGGGTTTCTTCGTGCCCGTCGAAGTGCAGCGCCGTGACCTGGTTGTCGGCACCCCGACGGCCGGCGGGAACGTCGTCGCAACCAACCTGCTGGCTGGCAATTTCATCGACCTGCTGCGCAACAAGATGGCTCTGACCGGCCTGGGCGCCCAGTTCCTGACCGGACTGGTTGGCCAGGTGGCCATTCCCCGCCAGACGGGTGGAGCGACTTCTTACTGGGTCGCGGAAAACAACGCCCCGACGGAAAGCCAGCAGTCGTTTGACCAGGTGTCGCTGACCCCAAAGACCGTGGGCGCATTCACCGACATCAGCCGCAAGCTGCTGCTCCAGTCGTCCATCGACGTCGAGGGCTTCGTGCGCAACGATCTGGCCACCGTGCTGGCTCTGGCCATTGACCTGGCCGCCATTGCCGGCTCCGGCGCTTCGAACCAGCCCACCGGCATCCTGGCCACCAGCGGCATCGGTGACGTGGCCGGAGGCACCAACGGCCTGGCTCCGACCTGGGCCCACATCGTGGACCTGGAGAGCAAGGTCGCCATTGCCAACGCCGACGCAGGCAGCCTGGGCTACCTGACCAACGCCAAGGTTCGCGGCAAGCTCAAGCAGACCAGCAAGGTCAGCGGCCAAAACGGCTTCATCTGGGACGACGGCATGAACCCGGTCAACGGTTACATGGCTGGCGTTTCCAACCAGGTGCCTTCCAACCTGACCAAGGGCACCAGCTCCGGCATGTGCTCGGCCATCATCTTTGGCAACTGGTCCGATCTGATCATCGGCCAGTGGGGCACGCTGGACCTGATGGTGGACCCGTACACCGGCTCTACCGCTGGCACCGTCCGTGTCGTGGCCCTGCAGGACGTCGACGTGGCCGTGCGCCACGCCGAATCCTTCGCCGCCATGAAGGACGCCCTGACCGCCTGACGGCTGAGTCGCACCAGGACGCCGCGCCATGTTTGTCGAAGACCTGTCCGTGTTCTTTGCCGACTTCGGGGTGCCTGCCACCCTGAACGGCGCGGCCGTGACTGGCATCTTCGACGCCGCATACGCGGTCGGCAATGTCGGCATCGGCATGGCGGGGACGCAGCCTGTGTTCACGCTGGCTACCTCCGGCATTGTGGGTGAGGCCGTGGGCCAGACACTGGTGGTGAATGCCGCCTCATACGTTGTGTCCGCCCACGAGCCTGACGGCACAGGCATGAGCCGCCTCCTGCTGGAGGTGGCGGCATGAGCGCGTTTTCCGGCCTGGTCACCGCCGTGGTGGCTGCACTGCAGGCGGCTCCCTCGGTTGCATCAGGCCGGGTGTTTGCCAATCGGCTGCGGACGCTGTCAGCCAGCGAGACCACTGCCGTCGTGGTTCGGGTGGAAAGCACTTCGGCCACCGAAACGGTCTTGGGTGCGCATGACTGGCAAACACAGGTATCCGTGGAGTGCTACGGCAAGACGTCGAGCGGCACTTCTGCGGAAGCCGCGGTGGACACGCTGCTGGTGGCCGTTTGGCCGCGCCTGATGGCCTTGAGTCCGGCCAGCCTGGCTGTCTCCCGAGTGGCAGTCGACCCGCAAATTGTCTGGGACCGCGACCTGGATGCGACCGACACCGTCTGCGCCTCCGTGCGACTGACGGTGCAGCACAGGACACCCGTCAACTCTTTGGAGAGCTGGTAATGGCCACTCAAAAGCCCACACCCGTTGAGCAAGATCCGCAAGCCGGCGGAAGTTACACCCGCCAGGCGGACGGCACGCTGACGCCGACATCCGTCCCCACGCAGGCGCAAGACGCGCCCGTGACCTCCGACACCAACACCACCCAGGAATAAGCCATGCCACGCGTCATTCGCAAGACAGCCATTCTGGCAAAGATCGAAACCACCTATGGCACCGACGCCACGCCCACGGGCGCAGCCAATGCCATGCTGATTTCCAATGCCTCGTTTGAAATCAGCTACAACAACGTCAGCCGTGATCTGATCCGACCGTTTCTAGGCGGCTCTGAGCAGCTGACCGGGACACGCTCCGTGCGTGCAACCTTTGACGTGGAAATTGCCGGATCCGGTGCCGCCGGGACGGCGCCTGCTTACGGCGCGCTCTTGCGTGCCTGCGGCATGGCCGAAGCGGTCACGGCGTCCACCCGAGTGGACTACACGCCTGTGAGCACCGGCTTCGAGTCGGTCACCATCTACTACAGCGTCGATGGCGTGCTGCACAAGGCACTGGGTTGCATGGGCAACTTCACCATGAACATGAACGAGGGCGAGCGGCCTGTGTTCAGTTTCACGTTTACCGGCATCGATGGCGGCACCACCGCAGCCGCCGACCCGTCGCTGACCTTGACCGCCTGGAAGGCCCCCCTGGTGATCACCGACCAGAACACGGGCGACATCAAGCTGGGCGGCACCTACAGCGCCGGCACCATTACTGGCGGAACCATCTACCCCAGCCGTGGCCTGTCTCTTGATGCCGGCAACAGCGTGCAGTTCATCCCGCTGCTTGGCGGCCAGACGGTCAACATCACGCAGCGTGAAACGACCGGATCCATGCAGCTGGATCTGACGGCCGCGCAACTGGTGACCGCCATCACCGACATCAACGGCAACGCGACCACCAGCCTGAGTCTGGAGCATGGCACGGCGACCGGCGGAAAGATCATCGTCTTTGCGCCTTCAGTCCAACGCATCAACCCGCGCCATGTGGACTTCAACGGCAATGCCCACTTGAGCACGGATTTGCGCCTGCTGCCGAGTTCTGGCAACGACGAGCTGCGCATCGTCGCCCTGTGACAGTTTTGACGCGGCAGCGGATTGGGGGATCCTGGTTCGTGCCGTTTGCCTGAGCGGCAGCCGCGTCACCCACACATCAGGCGTTTTCAAGGAAATCAGGCAATGACTTTCAAGCTGGTACAGCGCAACTCCTGCAAGGTCCCCGTTCGTGGCGTACTCAAAGCCGACGACGGAAAGATGGAGAAATTTGAGTTCAACCTGGTGTGTCGCCGCCTGGGGGCCGCCGAGCTGAAATCCGCGCTTGATGACAAGGAGCGGTCCGTCATTGATTTTGTGCAGTCGCTGGCCGAGGGCTGGAGTGGCGTCAAAGACGAAGACGGAAACGAAATCCCATTCAACCAGGACGCACTGGCCCAGCTGCTGGATGTGCCCGGAGTGGCCCGCCTGGCGTTTGATGCCTACCTGGTGGAGCAGGGGGCGCGAGAAAAAAACTGATTGAGCTCGCGCGCCTGCAGGCGCGTGGGCAGCTTCAAGCCAATTCTGATGCCCATGACCCTCAACCTGCTGATGAATCCGCGCAAGCCCTGGCCGCTTTTGGCCTGGTTTGCGTCAATGGCATGGGTGAGGTTTTTGATGACCAGGTGTTTTTGTGGCCAGACAACCAGGTGGCCTGGCAATGCTGGTGCGCTGCGCAAACTCAATGGCGCATTGGCCTTGGCGGACCGACCGGACTGGACTATGCGGGCGTGCAAGCGCTACTTGAGCTTTCCGGAGTTCGCAAAGCAACGCGTCCTGAAATCTTTGCGTGTCTGGTTGGTATGGAGCGCGCAGCTTTGGAGGAATTTGGTTCAAAAGCAAAAGAGCATTGAGTTCTATTTTTGCGCAATGCGTTTGGTTGGAGTAATTCCAAATCCTACGCATAGCAATAAAGATTCAATCACAAACACAATGCAGCCGGCAGCCAACGTCCAAGCCACTGCATGGCCAAGAATCAGCCACTTTGTCAACAGCAGTAATGCAAATTCTGCAATTGCCAACTGCGCCAGTGCGATGGTGAGTCTCATGTCTTTCAGGGTTTCACCAAAAGGAATTCGATTCAATGGCTAATACCGAAGTCGGATTCAAACTCAGTGTCAGTGGAGAGCAGCAAGTCCGCGCGGCTTTTGGCGGTGTGGAGAGCCAAGTTGAGCGTTTGACGGGCGCCGTGTCGCGCGTCAGCAATTATGGCGCTGCTTTTCTGGCGATCACGCAAGGTGTTGTGCCATTGGCGCAGGCGGCCATTCGCGCGGCCGACGCGGTGACCACACTGAACAATCAGCTCGTGCTGGCCACGGGCAGTGCCCAGGCCGCCAATGCGGCCTACCGCGAGCTGTTTGACATTGCCCAGCGCAGCCGCGTGAGCTTCACCGATCTGGGCGGCACGTTTGCCAGCATCAGCCGAGCAGGCCAAGAGCTTGGCTTGAGCCAGCAGCGCCTGCTGAAAGTGACCGAGGCCATTGGCAACGCCATGACGGTCAGCGGCGGCAGTGCTCAAGGCATGAATGCCGCGCTGACGCAATTGGGCCAGGGCCTGGCCAGCGGCACGCTGCGCGGCGAAGAGCTCAACTCCGTCATGGAGCAGGCGCCAAGATTGGCCAAGGCGCTGGCTGACGGCCTTGGTGTGCCCATTGGAAAACTGCGCGAGATGGGCGCAGCCGGCCAGATCAGCGCCGAGCAAGTCATTCGCGCCCTGGAAAGTCAGTCTGCCGTACTGCGCGGCGAGGTGACGGGCGCCGTGCTGACTGTGGGTCAAGCAATGACCCAACTGCAGAATGCCACCATCCTTTCCATTGGTGATCTTGACAAGGCCACCGGCGCCTCCAGTAGCCTGGCTGAAGCGCTGTCCTGGGTGGCCAGCGGCATTGGCGCCATCGGTCAGGCCGCTCGAGAAAATGAGGTGGCGGTCAAAACGGTTTTTGGCGCCGTCGCCGGGGCCGGCGTTGCGGCTGGATTGCTGGCGGTTGGAAGTCGCTTGACGCGCGTCGCGGCCGCCATTGGATCGGTTGGCGCAGCGCTGGTGGCCAACCCCGCGGTGGCTGCGGTGCTTGGGGTTGGGGCGGCCGTCACGGCCGGCGCTTCCTATGTGTCTGCGCGCAGCCGCACGCCGGAAGGGATGCGGGAGGCGATTGCCACGCTCGAAGAGCAAAACCGCATGTCTGAGGTCAAGCTGCAGCGCGCCATCGATGGCGGGCGAGCCGCAGGGGCGGCCAACATTCAGTCGGTGATGGAAGACCGGCGTCGCCAGATCCGCGGCCTGGTGGCTGAATTGGCCTTGCTGGACAGCGCCAATCTTGACACTCGCGCCGAGGACGCCAGGCTGGCGGCTACCGTGCAAAACACCAAGGCCGTCGAAAAAGACCGCGATGCCTACGCCAAGCTCGCGCGAGAGTTAAGTGGCTTCAAAGGAAATTACCAGGAGTACAACGACAGCATTGCTCTGATTGAGCGACTGCAGGCGCGCGGCACCATTACCTCCCAAGAGGCTGCCAAGCAGCTGCAGGAGCTGGCAAAAAAACATGGACTGGCCGCCAAGGAGACCAAGGGCACTCAGGACGCCGAGCGCGAGCTCGCCAAGCAACGCCAGGCCGCTTGGAAGATCGGGGAATTGCGCAACCGCCAAGTCGAAGAGCAGTTCAAGTTTGAGGCGCAACTGGCCGCTCAGCAGGCCGCCACGGTTGCCCGCGAGTACGAGCAAGCCGACTCCATCCATGCGCAGGCTCAGGCCCGAGAGTTTGCCAATGACAAAACCGTGGATGCGGCCCTGGCCATGCAGCGGCTGACGCTGGCTCAACTGGAGCAGCAGCGCGCCGATCTCGAGGCAACGGATAACGTGATCCCGGGCTACATCCAGGCGCTGGACGCCAAGATCGCCGCTCAGAAGCGGCTGATTTCTGCCACGCAGGCAGGCATCGAGCGTGAAGAGACGGACAAACGTGCCCGGGAGGCTGAAGAGGCCTGGCGCCGCGCCGCATCCAAAATTGAAGACGCCTTGACCGATGCATTGATGCGCGGGTTCGAGTCCGGAAAGGACTTTGCGCGCAACCTTCGCGACACCGTGGTCAACATGTTCAAGACGCTGGTGCTGCGCCCCGTCATCAGCGCCATCATCAACCCGGTGGCCGGCGTCATTACGGGCGCCTTGGGATTTGGCGGCGCCTCGGCGGCCGCCGCTGGCCAGGCCGGAGGATCTTCGCTGGCTACTGCCGGCGGCCTGTCAAACCTCTATAGCATGGGCAAGGCGGCCTACAGCGGGTTCCAGAACATTGGATCTCTGGGATCTGGCGCCATTGGGTATGTCGGCTCCGGCATGTCCTCTTTGGGGTCCCTGTTTGGCTCGCAGTCCATGGTCGGCTACGGCGCAGGCCTGCAATACGGCCAAATGGCTGCTGGCCAGTACGCCTCGTTGGCTCAGTCCGGGGTGGTATCGCAATCCAGCGCCGCAGCGGCCGCCTCTGGCGCCAACATGGCGTCTACGGTGGGGCCGTACGCTAACGCGCTGGGCGCCGCCCTGGTGGCCTACATGGCCGGGAAGATGATCAGTGGCGGCTACTCCGCTATCGGAAAAACCGGCAATACCGCCGTCGTGGCCGGTACCGCCATTGGAGCGGCCATTGGCGGGCCCATTGGTGCGGTCATTGGCGGAACCATTGGCGGCCTGGTCAACCGTGCTTTTGGCATGGGCCCAAAGAAGATCACCAGCCAAGGCATCACCGGCACGTTTGGTGAGTCCGGAGCCAATGTGCAGACCTACACAGACTGGTACCGCAAAGGCGGATGGTTCCGCAGCAGCCGTCGCGGAACGAATTACGGATCCATTGACGCATCGGTGGACTCTTCGCTTGACGCATCGATCCAGTCGGTGTTTGCGGCCAATCGCGCGTTTGCCTCTGCGGTTGGCTTGAGCGCCGACGCGGTCAACGGGTACACGCAAAGCATTCGCATCAGCCTATCCGGCCTGGATGCCGCCGGCCAGGAAAAAGCCCTGTCAGATGCCATTCAGAGGTTTGGCGCCGACATGGTGTCGTCCGCCTATGGCCAGGCACTGGCGCAGTACCAGCAAGGCACCGAGACCGCTGCCGACGCCTTGGCCCGCCTGGCCAACAGCCTGACATCGGTCAATAAGATTTTTGACGCCTTGGGTCAAAAGGCCTACTCGGCCAGCCTGGCCACCGCGGCCATGGCCGATGACCTGATTCGGATTTTTGGCAGCCTGGATGTCATGGCTTCAAAAACCGAGGCCTATTACCAGGCCTTTTACACCGAGGGTGAGCGCAGCGCCAATGCAACCCGGCAGTTGACGCAGGCATTTGCCAGCATCGGCATGTCGCTGCCCGCGACTCGAGAGCAATTCCGCCAATTGGTGGAGGCGCAGGACCTCAGTACCGTGGCCGGACGTCAGACCTATGCCGCGCTTATCAATGTGTCCGGCGCGCTCGACCAGGTGTTGCCAAAATTTGATACGTTGGCTGGAAAGTTTGGGCAGTTGGCCGCCACCATGGCGGACCAGGTGCTGGTGGTGTTGGACGAACAAATGGCCCGCAATGCGCTGGCTGCTCGCCAGTCAGAGGAGTCCGCCCGCAGCTACCGCGCGGCAGCCGTAGACATGCGGGCATCCATCGAGGCGCTTTACGGAACCGCCGCCGGTCCGCAAGCCGGCCAGTCGGCATTGCGCGCCAAGTTCAATGCGGCCATTGCCGGCGCGCAAGCCGGCAACCTGGATTCCATGGCGACGGCGTCTCAATTGTCTGGCAGCCTGGCGGAATCCTTGCGCGGAACGGCACGCACCCGGGCCGAATACACCATCCAGGCCGCCATGCTGCAGGCGCAACTGGCTCAGGCCGCCGAGGCGGCTGACCAGTACGCCGAGCTGGCCGACTACCAGAAACGCCTGTATGACATCAATGCCGCCGTTCTCAATGTGCTGCGAGACAGTCTGGTTAGCGGAAACGCCACGGTCGAGCAATTGGCCGTCATTGATCGCACGCTGGAGCGCCTTGGGACTCTGATTTCGCAAAGCGGTGGCATGACCATCGAGCAGCTGCAGGCCGTCGATCAGACCACCGGCCTGGTGGCGGAAGCCACGGGCGGGAATGAGCTGCTGAGCGAGTCCATTTTGCGGCAGCTACAGACGCCAGACGCGGGCTCAAAATTCCTGTCTGAAATTATTGCCACTTCAAACGACTACCTGGCAGGTCGCGTTGACGGCGTCATTGCCGCCATCAATCAGCAAACGGCAGCCCAGCAGGCCGAACTCAAACGGCAGCAAGACTTGCAAAAGGCGCAGGAAAAGCTGTCTACGATTGCGTCTGCAAGAAATTTGGCTATTGGTCAAGTGGAGCAGGGGATTCAAAGAATTTGGGAATTGGCATCTGCTTACGGCGTTTATTTAAATTCCAATGCCGGACCTCTGCAATACGCAAATACGGCCGTGTTTGATGTGAATGATCAAGGTTTATTTACATCTCAGTACGGTCAAATTTCGTCGAAAGATTACAGACGACTGGCTCCATTTAAATCGGCCTTTTATGCAGCAGGAGGCGTCTACGAGCAAACCTATGGCCGTGCTGGAGAATTGCAGCAATTGGCCAGCGACCTCGAGGCGCAGCGCAAAGTCATTCGCGACTTGGGTGGGATTCCCGCGTTTGCAGCCGGCGGCCTGCATGCTGGCGGCATTCGTCTTGTGGGCGAGCGCGGGCCGGAGTTGGAAGTGACAGGGCCGTCACGCATCTTCAATGCGGCGCAGACGGCCAGGATGCTGTCTGGCGGAGATGCGGGGCGCCTGGCTGTGCTGCTGGAGGCGTTAACGCGCGAAGTGTCCGAGCTGCGCGTAGAAGCTCGAGCAACCGCTGCAGCCACGAACAAAACCGCCCGCATCCTGGACCGCGTCACGCCTGATGGCAGCAGCTTGCAAACGGTGGCCGCCGCATGAAAGTCATTGCTCCAACCACTTTTAATGCCGCCATCCACCTGGTGAGCAGCACCGCCACCGAGGTCTACAGTGCCTGGGCGTCTGGCACCACCTATGCCAAGGATGCAAGGGTGGACTATGGAACGTTCATCTATCAAAGCCTGGTCAACAGCAATACCGGCAATCAACCAGATATTTCCACGGCGTTCTGGGTCCAGGTCGGGCCTGACAACACGCACGCCATGTTTGACGATCAGATCAGCACGGCCACCATCTCGGCCACGCCGCTGACGGTCGTTTTGGACACGGGTCTGGCCAACTCTCTGGCGCTGTTTGGCCTGGTTGGAAGCCAGGTTGTCATTACCGTGACGGACGGTCCATCCGGGCCCACCGTGTACACGCGCACCGTCAGCCTGGATGGCACGTTCATTTTTGACTGGTACCAGTATTTCTTTGAGCCTTACGTGCAGATTGAAGAGCTGGTTCTGACCGATTTGCCGCCATACCCCGCCGCCAGACTGACCGTGACGCTCAGCGGCAGCGGCACGGCGCAGGTTGGGCAGCTGGTGTTTGGCACCCAGTATGAGCTTGGCGATGCGGAATACGGCGCTGGCGTGGGGATCATTGACTACAGCCGAAAAGACACTGACGAATTTGGCATCACCACCTTTGTGGAGCGCGCCTTCAGCAAGCGGATGACTGTTCGCTTGATGCTGGATACGGTTCAGATTCGACGTGTGCAGCAGGTCCTGTCCCGCATTCGAGCCAAACCCAGCGTCTGGGTCGGCGTTCCTGGCGACAGCACATATGACCCGCTGACCGTGTACGGTTTTTACCGAGACTTTTCTGTGGAGGTGGCCTACCCCACCAAGAGCTATTGCAGCCTCGAAATTGAGGGCCTTGTGTAAGGCCGTCCGCCCACCACTCACCCGCCCAAGACGACATGCCCACCAATCCGACACCCATCACCTCGCTGCCCACGGCGCCATCGCGCGCCGACCCGGCCAACTTTGCCGCACGCGCCGATGCGTTTTTGGGCGCCCTGGGCGCTTTCGGCACTCAGACCAATGCTGTTGGGTCGGCCACCTACACCAACGCCGTGGAGGCCGCTGCTGCAGCCAATGCCGCCCAGGCCGACCGCGTGCTGGCTCAAAGCGCTGCCGCCGCCGTGGCCGCTCAAAGTCCCGCCTCCAACGCCGCCGCCGCGGCCAGTTCCGCTGCAGCTGCAGCCGTCAGCGCCGGCCAGGCCATGGCCGTTAGCCCAGACAGCCCGGTACGGTTCAACTCGCGCCGCATCAGCGCTAACTTGACCATCGGCAGCAATTACAACGCGGCCAGCACTGGCCCTATTTCCGTGGATGACGGCATCACCGTCACCGTTCAAGACCACGCCACCTGGAGCATCCAATGAGTAACCTTGTTATCCGTACCATTCAAACGCCCGACGGATCGCCCGTCGCTTTCCCTGATGGCATCCGCATTGGATCAGCGGGCGGAGCCGGTATGGTCAATCACATCGGCGTCCCAGGCCAGCAGGGCTTTGGCGTAGGCATCGCCCCCGAATTGCCTGCAGGCTTTGCCAAGCTGTATGGCACCGAGGACCCTGCCAGCGACAACTACGGCAACTACGTCTACAGCGACGGGTCGGTGATGTGCTACATCCCGGCGTTCTTCTACAAATACGGCACCGGCACCAACGGCCTGGCCATCAACGTCGTTGACATCAAGCCATTCTCGCAATTTGCCACGGTTGCAGACGCCAATGCCAGCGGCTACGCCCTGCACCGCGCCTTCTACAACGGCGGCAGCATTCGCCAGGGCTTTTTTGTCGACAAGTACCTGTGCAGCAACAACAGCGGCGTCGCGTCTTCGCTCAAAAACGGCATTGCGCTCAGCTCCGCTCAGCGCGGCTCGCTGTCTACGGCAACTTTTGCCTCGCTGACGGGCGCGCCCGGCAACAACCTGGCCGGCGCCATTGCGGCCGCCAAAACGCGCGGCAGCCGCTTCCACGTTAACACCCGCTTCATCCGGGGGGCCATGGCACTGTTGGCTAACGCCCACGGATCTGCCGCTACGGGGTCCACCTGGTGCGCCTGGTACTCGGCCGGCTCGACCAACTTCCCCAAGGGCTGCAACAACAATGCCCTGGGTGACGCAAATGATGCGGCCATCGCCTATGTATCCGACGGCAACGGAACCTACGCATGCGGAAAGACCGGCTCGGCCAACATCTTTGCGCGCACCACGCACAACGGCCAAGTTTGCGGTGTGGCCGACCTCAACGGCTTGCTGTGGGAGGCGGAGCTTGGGCTGACCAGCAATGGCACCAACTTCTTTGTGCTGAAGACGGCTACCGATGTTGGCACCATCACCGGAGGAAACTCGGGAGCAACTGATGCCTGGGGCGCCACCGGCCTGGCCGCCATGTACGACGACATCGGCGCCACCTATGAGATCCTGACTGCATCGGCCAGCAACAAAGTGTTTGGCGCAGCTGCGCAAGTGCTCAGCGCATCTACCAGCGGCACCGCCTGGTCGTTTGCCGGACTTGGCATCCCAATCGTTGGCGGCACCGGCGGAAGCAACCAGTTCGGCAGCGACTACCTGTACGACGCCCGCCCGAATGAGCTTTGCGCGCTCTCTGGCGGCAACTGGACCGACGGCAGCAATGCCGGCGTCTGGGCGCTGTTTCTCAGCTCCGTACGCGGCAGCTCGGACAACTCCGTCGGGTTCCGCGCCGCCTCTTATCTGTAACTCTGGGCCCTGAGCGATAGCGATTGGGCCACCGAGACCATGGGACACCACACACGCAGCATTCACGCCGAAGCCGGACTGCATCGCAAACTGATCCTGTTTGCGGTGCAGCTGGAGACCTACCTGGCGCATTTCCCGGCGTGCCACAAATACACGCTGACACAGGAAATTCGTCAGGCGTGGCTGGATGTCTACAACCTGGTCACGGAGGCCCAAAAGCGCTATCACAAGCGCACCTCTCTGACGCAGCTCGATGTCAGGCATGAGCAGCTGCGCATGATGCTGATCCTGGCCAACGAGCTGGGACTGTTTGATTTTTCTCGCGGCAAGCGCGACCCGGAGACCCCGGGAGAGCACCGCTTTTTGGTCATCTTGCGCCTGGTCGACGAACTTGGAAGGATGATCGGCGGCTGGATGCGGACGGAGTTTCCCGATGCAGACCAGTCACCAAAGACAGACCGCCAGGCTGCACAGCCTGCGGTGACCGAGTCCAAAAGGCAGGCGTTGCCTGCCCTGGATGCGGTGGGGGCTTGACATGCTTTGCGCGATCTCTGGCGGCAACTGGAACAACGGCAGCAATGCCGGCGTCTGGGCGCTGAATCTCAACAACGTACGCGGCAACTCGAACAACAACATCGGGTTCCGCGCCGACTCTGAGCCTGGCATGCCTCATGCGGCAATGGCCGACCGGCACAGAGGGAGCCCCCGTCGCGGCTTGCGCCGAAATCTTCAGCCTGCCCGCCCTTTGGTAGCTCACGTCGGCCATGTTGCCGGCCGCGCGACGACTGGCGGACCGGCGCCTCGGAGGCGTGCATGAGGCGCCACGGCCAGCTTTTTGACCAAATTGCCACGCAGGAATCTTTGCTGGCTGCCTATAAACGCGCACGCGAAGGCAAGCGCAACCACCGTGGCGCATTCTTGTTTGCGCGCAACCTGGGCGCCAACATTCATGCGTTGCTGCAGGAGCTGCGCAGCGGCACCTACGCGCCGCAGCCCTGCAATTCATTCTGGGTGCGCGACGGTCGCAAGCCGCGGCTGATCGAGGCACCGTCCTTTCGCGACCTGGTGGTTCAGCACGCCGTCTATGCCGTAGTGGGACCGCTGTTTGAGCGCCGCTACATTGCCACCAGTTTTGCCTGCCGCGAGGGTCTTGGAACCCATGCCGCCGCCGATTGGCTGCAGGCAGCCATGCGGCGCGCCCCACGCACCGCCTGGGTGTTGCACGTGGACGTGCGCAAGTTCTTCTACAGCGTCGACCGCGACGTGCTTGCTTCCCTGGTCCGCCAGATCATCAAATGCCGTGACACGCTGCGCCTACTCGACCTGTTTGCCGTCCGTCCTGCGCCGACTGGCATTCCAATCGGCAACCTGATGTCGCAAACATTTGCCAACCTGTACCTCAACAGTCTGGACCACTACGCCAAGCGCACCCTCCATGCCAAGGAGTATGGCCGGTATATGGATGACGCTGTCATGCTGGCTCCAGACCGCTCCACCGCGCAGCGCTGGCTGGACGGCATCCGTCGGCATCTGGCGCTCCTTGGCCTGGAAATCAGCCACTTCACCATGCAGCCCATCCGCCGCGGCCTGAATTGGGTTGGCTACCGCACCTGGGCCCGCATTCGTTTTGTGCGGCCACATCTCATTCATTCCGTGCGCCGCGACGCCAAGGCCGGGCGCATGGAGTCCTTGGTTTCACGTCTGGGGCACGCGCGCTGCACGGCCTCCCATCAACCACTCATCCGCTATCTACAGGAGCACCACCATGACATCGCTTGTTGCCTACCGCAAAGTCATCGACGCCATCACCACACACACTCTGCGCCTTCCGCAGTCTGACGGCGCCTCACGCCAGGCCGGCCAGGAGCTTGCCACATTGCCTGACGGCCGCACTGTTGTCGCGCTTGATGAAGGCGCGGAGCTCCCGACCGCACAGCCTGCGGCCATCGCCTCAAGCATCGAGGTCCTGCCCAGCCCGCTTCCGGCTTCTCTTCGCGATGAAATCCGCGCATCCAGCCCGCAATGCCGATTGATCGACGCTCAGATGATCGAACAGATCCGCTCGGCGTACTCTGTGGACGACGAAATGTATCTGGCCCGCATTGGCGTTGGTGCCGCGCTTGGCACCTACACGCCCACCGACTCTGAGCTGGCCGCATTGCGCGACTACCAGGCCTGGGTTGAGGGTGTGCGGGCATGGGGACGCGCCCAGCGCTCTGCCCTCGGCCTCTAATTGCCAGCCGGCGCTATGACAAAAGTCATCCAACTGCTCAAATCACGCACCGTCTGGTATGCCATTCTGGTGGCGGTGCTTTCTGTCGTGCAGGGCTACGTCGGCCTCATTCCCACAACGCCTGCCAATCAAATGCTGGTTGGCTGCGCCATTTCAGTGGGCATTGTGGTGTTGCGCGCACTCACCACGGTGCCACTGTCTGAAAAATAGACATCCATCGAAAGCCTACCCATGGAAGAAAACGCAACCGAGTACCAGGGGCCCGAGCGGCGCCGAACCGCTGTGCACACCATGTCGGAAGCGCAGGTCGCTCTCATGATCGAAGAAGAGGTGGACCGCCGGGTGGGCAAATTCGAGGAGCGAATGATGCTGCACATGGACGGCAAGTTCGCCCAACTGCACCGCCTGATTTCCGACGCTTTTCCAGACGGCGACCCACACGGTCACCGGATGTATCACGAGCGCCAAATCAAGGATGCCGACGGCTGGGACAAGATGAAGGCCGACATCCTTAGCAAGTTCTTGTCCAGCGGCCTGTGGGTGGCAGCCGGGTGGCTAGCGTATGCGGTCTGGCAGTCGTTCAAAAACGAGGTGCAGAAGTGATCTGGCTGCTGTTGTGGCCGCGCCTGTGGTGGCGCTTCTTTGAGTGTTGAAAGGCAATCGATCATGGACCCATTGACCGTATCTGGCCTCCTCGGAATTGGCGGAAGGCTGATTGACAAGCTTTTCCCAGATCCAGAGCAAAAGGCCAAGGCCCAACTCGAGCTCCTGCGCATGGAGCAGGCCGGCGAGCTCGACGAGATGAAGACCCGGCTGTCGGCTATCATCGCTGAGGCCAGTAGCGCCGACCCATGGACATCCCGCGCCAGGCCTTCCTTCCTGTACGTGGTCTACATCCTGCTGCTGTGGTCGATCCCGATGGGCGTGCTGTCCGTGTTCCGCCCTGAAGCAGCGGCCGCGTTTGCCTCTGGGTTCAAGGCGTGGCTCTCTGCGATCCCTGAGCCCATCCTCACGCTTTTTGGCGTGGTCATGACCGGTTATGTGGCCGGACGCTCATGGGAAAAGGTCAGGGGTGCATCCAAGTGACTGACGACCAGGACGTGTTTGACTGGAAGCGGGACCGCGGGCGGCGCTCGCCCAAGCAGTTGCAGGACCGGGAGACAAGGCGGCGGCGTGAGCTCTCCGACGAGCTGCAGCGCCGCTATGAGCAGGACCGTCCTGGACTGGATGACCTGGGTCCGCCACCCCGGGTGGACTGAGGAGGCGCTACACTGCAGTCTTGCGATCCTTCCATTGTGGTCGCATAAATGGAAGGTTCCAAAGTGGGATTCCCCAAAAATTCCCCACTTGGCTGGTAAGCGGTTGATTTTATTGATCTTCCGACTCACCCCCCGCGCACCAACCATAAAAAATGGTTGAAGCGAATCGAATTAAACCGAGTCGCGCACAAGAGCCCTTTCTCCTATGAGAAAAGGGCTTTTTTGTTGCCTGAAGCTCCGCACTGAGTCGCGCACAGTGGCATGGAAAATCACCCAGTCTTAGAATCCGTTTACCCAAAATTTCCCCACAGTGGGGAATCTGGTTCGGTAGACAGGGATGTTCAATGGCGTACTTCACCAAAACCACGGCAGGATGGCGCTGCCAGATTGCCCGCAAGGGCATCCGACTGAGCAGCACCTTCCCCACCAAGGCGGCGGCCCAGGCGTGGGCTGCTGAGGAAGAGCGTAAGATCCTGCGTGGCGCCAGCGGGGCGTACCCGGACAAGACTCTGGCCGACGCGCTTGATGATTACCACCGCAAGGTCAGCGTCCACAAGCGCACCGCTCGGTCGGAGGGCTTGCGATTTGAGGCGATGAAACGCGAATTTCCCCACTTGTGCGTAAAAAAGTTGCACGAGATCACGCCGACAGACATTGCCGAATGGCGGGATGCGCGGCGTGCTCAGGTCAGCGACTCCTCGGTCGTGCGTGAGGCGTCCACCCTGAAGAACCTATGGAATATCGCGCGTGACGAATGGGGGTGGTGCGGGGAATCCCCGTGGAAGAAAACCAAGATGCCGCGCAAGGCCCACGCCCGCACGCGCCAGACCTTGCGCAGTGAGCTGTACCGGCTGGTGCGATCCATGGGCTACGTCACCGGCAATAAGCCCCGCACGCCGCAGCACCAGGTTGCGCTGGCCTACCTGTTGGCGCACCACACAGCGCTGCGGGCCGGTGAAATCTTGAGCCTTTCGCGGTCGTCGGTAGACCTGGAGAAACGAGTCATCTTCTTGGGCCACCACAAAACTGTCAAGGATGTCGGGGCGCGGAAGGTGCCGTTCACCAGCAGGGCGCTGCGCCTGATGCGTCTGCTGGATGAGTGGGCAACCGAGGATGTCCGAGATGACTATTTCACCATCTCATCGCAGAGCCTGGACGTGCTGTTCAGAAAGGTGCGAGACAGACTGATGATCGAGAACTTGCGATTCCACGACAGTCGGGCGGCGGCGTTAACCCGACTTGCCAAGCGCATGGATGTGATGCGCCTGGCGCGGATCAGCGGCCACAAGGATCTGAGGCAGCTCATGGATGCTTACTACCGGGCGACTGCCGAGGACATCTCGGCGACCATTTAGCCTTGCACCCACTTAAGGATGTCCTGGCGCTTCCACTTGCGCAGACGCTGGGATAGGTTGATGGCGGGCTTCGGGAAGTCGGGACGCTTGATGATGCGACCGACGCAATGGGCGCGGGTGATGCCGAGCAGTTGTGCAATCTGTTTGGTGTCGACCAGGTCTTGT